TTTTAAAAGATAATGAACTGGAATAATTAATATGAGCAAAGAACAATACAACTTATCACAACAAACAAACTACTTAAAGCGAACGATGTTTCTCGACCCAGCAGGTCCAGTTACAGTACAACGCTTTGAAGAAGTCAAGTACCCTAAACTTGCTAAATTCGAGGAATTAGCACGTGGCTTTTTCTGGGTACCCGAAGAAATATCGCTCACTAAAGATAAGATGGATCACAAAGATGCGACAGACGCTATCAAGCACATCTTTACTAGTAACCTCCTACGTCAAACAGCACTAGACTCGATTCAAGGTCGTGCGCCAGCACAAGTGTTCGGTCCTGTTATCTCTATCCCAGAACTAGAAGCGCTAGTAAGTAACTGGAGTTTTTTCGAAACAAATATCCACTCTAAGTCATACTCACACATCATTCGTAATGTCTATGGTGTACCTAAAGAAGTATTCAATACGATTCACGATACCCAAGAAATTGTAGATATGGCTTCTAGTGTTGGCAAACACTATGACCACTTACACAAAATCAACTGCCAGCATGAATTAGGTAAGATGCCTGATATTACGAAGGATAAACAAGCAGAACGTGAATACATTCGTGCAATCTGGATGGCTCTACACGCATCTTACGCACTAGAAGCACTCAGATTCATGGTATCATTCGCTACATCATTAGCAATGGTAGAGAACAAGATTTACATCGGTAACGGTAATATCATCTCCCTCATCCTACAAGATGAAATCTTACACGCAGACTGGACAGCATGGCTAATCAACAACGTAGTCAAAGATGACCCACGATTCGCCGCTATCGTAGATGAATGTGCTAGTGAAGTATATGCGCTTTACGAAGAAGTAATCGCAGAAGAAAAGGCGTGGGCAGACTACTTATTCATCAAGGGCCCAGTCATCGGCCTAAACTCAGAAATCTTAAAAGAGTTCGTAGACTTCACAGCATTCACCAGACTCAAAGATATCGGCATTCGCTATCAAGGCAGTCACCCCAAGACAACACCGATTCCATGGTTCAACAAGCACGTGAACATTGGTAAGAAGCAAAGTGCTCTACAAGAGACTGAATCAACTAACTATGTTATCGGCGTTATGTCCGATACCGTTGACAAAGAACTATTACCTGAACTATAATAGGAGAACCAAATGAAAGTAACAGGAAAATATAACGCATATATGGACGAGAAGAATACTGAACACACGCCCGTAGGCAAAGAGATGCTCTCTGCCCTTCAACAATTCAAAAAAATAGAAGAGAAGAATAGATGTGTCAGAGTTAGATTCTTAGACTGGCTATCACTGAAACTAATCGACTGGTCAAAGAAAACAAAAGAAATGGCAGAACGAATCGATAACCCATGCGCTATCAAGCTGCCACAACAAAAAGATACACGACCATACTGGAAGGAAAAAGTAAAATGATTAAAGTATACGGTAAACCACAGTGCCCATTTTGTGACCAAGCAAAAGCACTTCTAGAGAGTAGAGATGTAGCATACGAATACATCGATATAACGCAAGTTCCCGACGCACGACAAATGTTAGTAGACTCGGGCTTTCGTAGCGTACCTCAAATCTATAAAGGCACAACACACATCCCTGGCGGCTATCAAGGCTTAGCAGGCATGTCAGAAGAAGAATTCAACACAAAGGTAAGATAATGAAATTCGACACAAACACAGTATACACAATTAAACTAAACTCAGGCGAAGAACTAATCACTAAAATTTTGGGTGAAGAAGACGGCTTCATCACAATCGAAGAGCCGGTATCAATCGCACCTACACAAAAGGGCATGCAGTTCGTACCGAGTATGTTTACTTCTGAACCTAAGTCTCTCGCCAGACTAAATACTAATAGCATCTCTCTTTATTCTGTTACTGATGAAGGCATCAAAATGAAGTATATTGAGATGACTACTGGTATCACTTTACCAGAAAAATCAATTATTTTAGGATAAACAATGACTGGTATAAGCAGACAAGGTGACAAGAACAATGTTGGCGGCAAAATAATTCGCGGCGCAGCCACGGTGTTCGTAAATGGTCTCCCGGTAGGCTTACATGTTAGTAAAATCACACCTCACGCCCCATGGGGTAGACCACATCCACCACATGCTGCCGCTGTTACTACTGATGGTAGTCCAACAGTATTTTGTGAGGGAGCTCCGGTATTACGCATAGGTTCTGGTAATAGTTGTGGTCATAAAATAGCTGATGGTAGTGGAGACGTGTTTGTGCCATGAGTTTTTCTGGAAAATTTACATCAACCCAGTTGAATCTATTAGGTGAACTAAATCAGGATAGAGGCTTCAACATCAACGCTGATGCTCAAGTTAAACAGGGCACATGGACTCCTACATCATATACTCAGGGAACAACTACTAGTTCTACGGTTCTAGGTACATTAACGACAGCTATTAGAAGAATATACCAACATATTCGTGCCACTAGTGGTACGCCTATATCTACTACAACCTATAGAAAGTTATTAGCATTAGGATCATCTACTGTACCAGCTCTGGGTAACAGTAAGCCTGATAGTTTTAAACCAAGTTATGCTGGTTACGGCACATGGAGTGATAGTACTCTACAGATAAACGGATATCCACCTAAAGAATATCCAGCCGGCACTAAGAGTTGGATAAATTTAAACAAAGGCGGTTACTCTTGGATAACAGGGTGGCCAGGCAAGAATAGTTGGCAAAAAGCAACCGATACGTATCGTGCGGCATATTTACCATCTGCGGGTGAATCTTTAACCGACTATGATGAATATTTCAGTAACGGTTTTGTCGCAACTATTGCTAGACAAGCATACTATCAAAACTGGACAGGTCAACCAAATAGAATAAATGCTATTGTAAACTCATTCTCACAAGCTGATTCCTATAGACAGCAACAGAATGATATTATTATGAGTTATGTCAATAACAGAACACTTCACACTAGTAATTATTCAAATATCAATGACTTAACTACAGCTAACGTAAGTGGTGTTAGTCAAGCGTTCAAACTGTTTGGTACCGATCTTATAAATTCTGGTAGAGCAATCGACTTATCAGCTATCACTCAGTTCGGGTTGCCTAGTGTACTATTAAGAACACTAAAGAAGAACGGTTGTTTGATAGATGCCCTAGCACTTGCCTTATTCTTAAAAGAACTAACACAGAGTGAAATTAATTCTATAGTAGATGGCACAACAGCATCAAAGACTCAAGAACAAAAAATTTATAGTGCTTTTCTACTGATATCTGGTAATGACTTGGCACAAATCACAGAAATTTTGAATTGTAAATTAACACTATCAAATCTAGCCGATCTACTAGACCCTAAGAAATTGTGTCCTACGAGTATGAATACCCTAACGGTACCACAGTTCAATTCAGATTATAGAATTTCAATAAGCTCTAAGATTTATGACTTTATCTATATCAACGGCGGAGTTAACAACAGAATTCACAACTATGGTAGCGAATATCTAGATGGTATTTTACCACCCGATCTTATTCTGGCATGTGGTGCGTTTAGTGCCACACTTCAACAAATCCCTAACATTGCTGGCGCGGACATTCAAAAGTTTAGTCAAGTAGTAGCTAATTTAGAGTTAACAAACAAAAATTTACCATTACTAAACACAACAACAGGCACACCAGCTGATGTAGCAATCATTGACAATATGCTATCGCAATTTGCTCTGGGTAGTGGAGCACACGGTACATACTTACAGTGCGACTTCATTGGTGCTATGTCTAACGAGTACAATGATTACTTAGATAGAGTAACTAATCTTATTAAGACATTGAATACCTCTCAGTTGGCAACAATATATTCTCAAATTAATTCGTTGCAATTACCAGTTGCTGATCCAGACACTGGTATCGTAAATGATAATGGAGAAGATGCTACGCTCAATGCGCTAATAACTCAAGCAAACTCAGTTATATCGGCGATCTACTCAGCAAACACTGTTACTTGCGAACAAATTAATTACTTCTGGTCAAAGATGGGTGAACATATGTATATTGAGCAACGAGCACTTGCTCTAGCAATAGAAGACCCAGACACACTAGCAATGAACTATTCTAGAAATGATATTCCTCTATTTGTAAAACAAATAGAACAATATGCGCTAGAAAATTCTACCTGCGGTCCAGCTAAAATGCTAGAAGCTATATCTGACGCATCTTTTAGTAGTCAGGGTGGTGGCAATCAAGGCTCTATTGG